TCATCTGAAACTTCTCGGCCCCGCGGTCCCGCGCCCAGCGCATCGCGTGATGCAGTAACCGCATCCCGTGTCCAGGGACTTCGCTCCACCAAAACGCCTCACTCACCGTCACGACGCCAGAGATGAAATGCACATGCCGGATGAGGCCGATCATGCCGGTGATGCCGCTCGCATCTTCGCTGACGAACACCACGCCGTCGTTCTGTGCGATGAGCCGTTCGGCGGTCTGGCGCATCTGATCGGCGTTCTCGGCGAGGATCGCGGCGTAGCCGGTCGAGGCGCGGAAGCGCAGCCCGAGCTGCACCAGTTGATCGACGTCGGCGATCGTGGCTTCGCGGATCATTTCGCCACGACCGTCCAGGCCACGCCGTTGAACCACGCCAGCACTTGATTCACGCCGAGGCCGGCAATCACCGCGCCCCACACCGCCGTATTGCTGTCACTCACGATCGCAAAATCGCCGACGCGCGGATCGCGCGGCAGACTGGCGTACACGAGCGGCTCGGGCCCATTCACTTCTTTGACGAGACTGCTGTACCAGAGCGACCACACCGGATCGAACGTGTCCGAGGCGCCTTTCCACAGGGGGAGCCTAATTGGCCAGGGCGACAGCATCAGGACCGCCCCACCGTGACATCGATGTACGCTTCGACGAGGCGCCAAGGGCAGGGATCCGACATCACGAAGCGCGGCGTAAAATGGCGGAACTGCCCGAGGCTCTGCCAGAACACGTTGGTCGAAAACGTCCCTTGCGCGCTCGCGCTGCGCCAATGTTCATTCCCAAACGTTTTGCCGCCGTCACGACTGGTTTGGAGCATCACCACGGGCGTGGTGCCCTGTCCGGTGGCGAGGCCGAGGCCGACATCCATGACCACCTGGAGCCGGTTGATCGTGAACCGTTTGCCCTCCATCGACAGCCGCGGCCCTTCGCGAATGCGTTGCATCAGGACGCCGCCGACATCCGTCGAGACACTCGGATCGATCCGCAGCAGATTGCCGGTCAACCGGTCACAGCAGACCGAGGCGTCGGGGAGGGCCGCAAAGAACATCCCGCGGAAGGCGTGGCGGGTGGCGTTCGGGGCATCCCAGTATTCGCGGTCGTGCCAGAGCTGCGTGCCTTCGTCGAGGCACTTGGTGGTATCCGCCGTCGGGAAGGTGAGCACATAGACCGGCCGCCCCTGCTGCTGCGTGATCCCGGCGACCGCATCATCAATGCGTGGATAGCTCTGGATCGCCACTTCGATCGCGTGCGTACTCACGCGTTGGGGCACGTAGCCGTTCATGCGGTAGACGATCCCGCGGCCGTTGGCGTTGCGCCCGAGAAAGGTCAGCGCGGTATCAACCGCGCCACTGAAGGTGGCGGCAATCCCGAACTGGGAGAAGGCTTCCTGAATCGGCGCGAAGGGAAAGGGCGAGCTGCCCGCGTTCCACCACACTTCGGACGTCGCCGAGCCGAGCAAGTAGATCAGCCGGTTGACGACATAGAGCGCCTGCCAGCGATCCGATCCGGCCGTGCGTTGCGCGATCTGCGTCGGATTCCACACCAGCCCATTCAGGAGATTCGAGACTTGGAGCGTGCTGGTCGTCGTGTCGAGCGCGAGAAAGTAGCCGTCGAGAAAGGCGCCCATCCGCGCGCCACTCGCCAAGACTTGCGTCAAGACGTTGGTCGCCAGGTCGTAGCAGTAGCCGCGATCGCCGCTCGTAATGAACAACTGCCCGCCGTTGTCGCCGTTGCCGAAGATCGTGGCCGGGTGTTCATCGACCACGACCAGCCCGCGCAGGATCGTCGTGCCGTCGGCGAAATACTCGTACAACCCCGGCCCGGCGATGAGAAAGTTGCGGCCGTTCTCGGCAAAGTTGGCGCGGCCGGGCGCGTGCGGCACCGTGGTTAAGGTGGTAAAGCCGGGCGTGGGAATGAGCACCCACGGACTGGGCGCACTGGGGGATTCGGTCGGCTGTGGGTATAAATTGACCAAGCGCTCGCTATCGGCCATATACGAGGCCGATTGGGCGGTGGGGCCGATCAGCCCTTTGTACGGGGGCATCAGATCGCCAAGACGGCTTTCCAGGCGGCGGCCACCGCGAGATGCCCCGCCGTGCCCATGTGCGTGCCGTCGTAGGTATTCGTCGCACCGTTGTCGCTGCCCTTCAAAAACACGCGCTCGTCCGGCCCGAGAAAACACAGCGGCCGCAACGTGATCAGCGTGTCAATCCAGCTCGCCTCGGTGTTGTCGTGGCCGACCGTCGCGTTGCGACTCCACCACCGCATGACGTAACACGGGGCGGTCGGATACCAGACGCGTACCCAGTCAATGATGGAGAGATACGCGGCTTGCCACACCGCCTGGGTCGGAAACGACGCCGGAATGAGCGAGTCATTCACGCCGAGATTCAGCAGCACCGCGTCGGGCGCGACCTCTGGCCGCACATCGGTATACGCGCCCGCGCGCAGATTGGCCGCATAGGTCGCCACGGTTTGCGATCCGCTGCCATAATTTGCCCAAGTGCGCGGCGGCTCGAAACTCGCGGCCAAGGGCGCCTGCCAGCCTTGCTCGCTGCCGAACTCGGGATGCGTACTATTCACGGCCGTTTTCGAATCTCCGATTAACAACAACCAGCGCGTCGCCGGCCGGCGCACCATCCACGCGGCGAGAAAGACACTCGCCGCCATCACGAAATCGCCGTGACGATCCCGCCCTTCACGGTGATACTCGCCACCGCCGCCGGGCCGAACGTCGTCACGCCGGTCGAGGCGCCGGACTTATAGATCGTCGCGTTCACCGTGCCGGTGACATCGCCTGCCGTGCCATTGCCCACGGCCAGCACGCCGACGCCGGAACGGCTGACCCCGGTGTCTACCGTCGCGGTCGGGTCAGTCGTGCCGGACGACCAGCCCAAGGCGACGTTACTGGTGAAACCGGCCGCCGCCGTGGCGACGTAAAAGCGCGGCGTGCCGGCGACCGAAAACACGGGAAAGCCCCCACCGTTGTACATCCCGACATTCGTGTTGGCGGTGAAACTGAAGGTCGGCGCGGCGGCCGATCCGTTCGGCCCGAGAAAGGCCCCGCCCGCGCTCATTGAGCCAACGGTCGTGCTGTTGCCGCTGCCGTCGGTCGTGATCCCGTTGAATTGCATGAAGACGCTGTTGGCCATCAGTCTCCGGCTTTCGTGCGCAGCGCCGTCAAGGCGCGCTCTTCGCCATCAAGCGCGAGCAGTTCCTGCTCACACTGAAACGCCTGTTGCTGGATCTGTTGCCGCTGCTGCTCAAGCCGTTGGCGCTGGAGGTACGCCGCCACACTGCGCCGGTTCACGTCGAGCAACGCCATATCTAGATCCGCCCGCGTCAGCGCCATCCGCTCGGTCAGCGCCATCAACTCGCGCGCCACGCGACGGTCACCGTGCCGCCCCCGCCAATGACGGTCGAAATCCGGACGCGGCCCCAGGCATACGCCGAGGGCGCCGGCAGATGGACCGCCGTCTGGCCGCCCGCCGTGAGCGTCGAGGCCGCGACGGTCGTGATCACGCTCCAGGTGCCGCTGAAGACTTGCGCGCTGTCGAACGGATCCCAGTCCGATTCTTCAATCGTGACGACGCCACTGGACGTCGTGCCGGTGCCGGTGATGTAGACGGTGTTTTCCTGATAACTCCGAATGTCGATCGGGATGCTGGCTTGGGCGGCGCTTTTGGCTTCCAACAACACGACGCGGATTCCACCTTTTTCCATAATGCGGTCCTACTGCCCGGTCTGGATGTTGTAGCCGCCGCCGCCGCTGGCGAAGTCGTTCTCGAGGTCGGTCATCAGCGTATTCGCCCGTTTCACGCTCGCCAGCGTCTGCCGCGAGAGCTGCACCAGATCCGGCGTCACCGCGATCCCCTGACTCGGCGCCAGGCGCACGGCGAGGTTGTAATCGAGCGCGTCGGCGTAGCCATCCGGCAACGTGACCGAGGTCGTGAGCGTGGCAAACTGCGCCAACTGTTCGCCGCGGTAGAGCACGAGACTGTGAATCGCGGTATCAGGCACCGGCCACAGCACGATCTCGCCGTTGGGGACACTTGGCGTGTAGTAGAGGCCCGTGAAGATCGGACTCGTCTGATCCTTCACCGCAATCGCTTGCCACATCTGGTCGGTGAAGATCGTCCGCGGGACTTCGACTTGCGGCGCGACGCCACTCAGCAAGATCCCGCACGCGTCGATGTCGAGCGGCCGGGTCGGCGTGGTGAAATTGCCCACGCCGGCCGTCGGCCCGATCAGATACGGATTCGTCTCCGAGCCTTTCGCCGCGACGAGCGGCCACACCGTGCGTGACACGACGGGAATCGTCAACGCCTCCAGCGACCACGCGCCGATCAAGGCATTGAGGCGGGTAAAGGCATACTGTGCCGGCCCGCCGGGGATGCTGTCCTCCGCGCTGTAGACGCCGAGCGTGTGAAACGCCCGCGTCACCAGATCGAGCGCGGTGACGACATCGCTCATTTGGCCTTTGGTTTATGCGACTCCGGCTCCGGCGCCGCGTGCGGATGTTTCTCCGGCGCGGCCGCGGGCTCCGCTTTCGGCGCGGCCTTCACGCGATCTTCGTCCTCTTTGGACGCGACCGTCACCAACCCCCCGCCGTAGCCGACGACGACTTTCGGGTATTCCTGATAGCCGGGTTCTTTCGTCGGGTCGAAGCCCGCTTCGCCGGACACGGGTTTGTGGGTCTCTTTGTCTGCCATCAGCTCTCCTTCGCGGCTATACTGCGCGGGCGAGATGCCCCGTTCACAAACGACGTCCCTCTGTGAACACTGCGGCGCGTCGTTCAGTCACGACCGTCGTCGCGTGCGCCGCTTCTGTTCGCATCCGTGCGCGAGTGCGGCCGTGGCGCGCCCACTCGCCGAGCGACTGGCCGAACGCGTGCAGCGCACCGATGATCCCGCGCAGTGCTGGCTGTGGACGGGCGCGGTCAATAACAAGGGGTACGGCTATTTCGTCCGCGTCAAGCCGCACAAAGTCTTGGCGCACCGCTTGGCGTGGGAACTGGCGTATGGCCCGATTCCCGATGGCCTCGGCGTATTGCACCGCTGCGATACGCCACGGTGCTGTAACCCAGCCCATTTGTTCCTGGGCACCCAAGCCGCGAACATGCTCGATGCCGCCACGAAAGGCCGCGTCCGACATAGCGAAGCCCATCACCGCGCGAAGTTGACGAGTCAGAACATTCGCGACATTCGCGCCGCGACAGGGACGCATCAAGCGATCGCCGATCGCTATGGCGTGACACGTCCCCTGATCACGAAAATTCGGCGGGGCGAGATTTGGCGTCATCTTGCTTAGGCGACGGTGCCGGCCTGCTGCGCCAACACGGACCAGCCCCCGTTGGGAGCCGACATCAGTGTGATCGAGCTTCCAATGAAGGCCGCAGACGTCCACTTAGTCTTACTGCCGGTCGTGCCGTCGAAGATGCCGCCTGACTGCGCCGTGATGACATGCGCCGCCGCGGTGCCGGCCTGGAAGATCACAATCGTGCCCACCGCCACACTGGAGGCTGGGGCGAGCGTCACCGCCGCCGCCGTCGCTTTCGTGACCCAGTAGACCCCCGTCCCGGTCAAGGCCGGCTGGACGAAGGTATCGACAATCGAAAAGACCGGATAGGGCGCTTCCGGCTGCGGTTGTTTGGCGAGATACGCGCCGCCCTGTTGACCAAAGGCCATTAGCTGGACTCCTTCACCCGCCGCACGTACGGCTGGCGTTTCCGAATCGGGGTGTCGGGGATGACCGGGACATGCGCGGGCGTGCTCGCATCGACGGCGGCGGCTTCCTCACGCGCCCGTTCGCCCATGCGCCGTTCCGCGAAGGCGCGTTCCGCGGCCGCTTGCGCGATGTCCCGCTCCTGCGCGTGAATCTTTTCGAGCGCGGCTTCCTGGCTGAGCGACCAGCCCAAATTCAAGAGCCGCGCTTCGTCGCGATCGGTCTCGGCGACGATGAACCCGCGAATCGTCGGCCCGCCGGTGGCCGCGACCGCGCGATACAGCGCTTTGGGATACTCCTGATGCGCGGGACTGAGCGGCTTGCCGAGCGCGGTCAGCATCTCGGCCGGCACAATCGCCGTCGGCCGCTGTTCCCACTTGGCGAGCTCCTGCGCGTACTTACTTTCCGGTGACCAAATCAAGCCCACAGACGTCCTCCTGCTTGGCGAGCGCGCCCCCTCCCCCAGAGGCGGCGCGCCCCACCCCGAGATTTACGTGAACGCCGTCGCCGCCGCGATCGGGATCGCCGTGACCATCCACAGCCCGTTTTCGGCAATCGCCGAGAAGCCGGCGCCGACAAAGGCGGCAAACGTCGCCGTGGACCACGGGCCGCCGGTAATGCCGTTGTTGAAGAGCGCCGCCGTGGTGATGACATGCGCCACCGCCGCGGTGGAGGTGAACGTCAACCGGATGCCGTTCTGCGCCGTCGTCGGCGCCGCCAGCGTGGTAGACGCCAGGGCCGTCGCCTTCGTGATCAGATACGCGGTATTGCGAATCGGCACGCCGATGATCGCGGTATTCGCGCCGAGGGTGACCATGTCGTCGTACGACGTGGCCTGCTGGCCCTGGCCGACGAGCCCCGGCGGAATCGCCGGGAAATCCGAGGCCAACCCGGTGATGACGTTGGTCAGGATCTGGTGCGCGCTGGGGGTGGAGCCTTCCGAGCCCCGATTGCGCACGATCACGGAGGTGGTGGTGGGCGCGCTGACCACGTAGGCGTATTCGTTGTCGAGCCGAATCGGCTGTCCGACGAGAAAGCCCGTCGAACTGGTCAGGGGCCAGAGGGTGTCGCTGATGTTGATCGCGGCGCTGAGCGTCGTTGCAGTCAAGGCCATCGTGTTAGCTCCACGCCCGAAGGGCGAAGTACGGCAGAATCGCGGCCACGCCGCCAATACTGTCGATCCTGCTGGGCAGTTGATCGGTTTGGATGTTGTACTGTTCGACGAAGCGCAGCGAGAGGTTGTAGTCCCCGCCGCCGTTCACGCGCTTGGCGACCGCGCCGGGCAGCGACGCCGGCAGATCGACCATCACAAAGGCGAACGCGGCTGGGTTGAACATCAGCGACTGCCGCGAGGTCTGCGCGGCCATCGTCGCCGCCACCGTGCCCGTGGCGCCGAGCCACTGCACCGCCGCGCCGTTGGCGGGCGACGCCGTCACCGTCTGCAACGGACCCGACGTGATAATCGGCGGCGAGATGCTGAACGTGCCCGTGGTCGTGCCGGCGAGCGGCGCCGTCAAGACGAACTGCTGCAAGTCGCCCGTGTCCACATACGACACCGGATTCACCGCATTGACGCCCGCGACGGTGAAGACATCCCCCTGCACCATCGCGTAGGTGCCCATGCCGGAGAGCGCGAGCGTCGAGCCGGTCTGGCCCGCACTCGAGGTGATCGGTGTCGCCGAGGTGAACGTGCCGGTCGTGAACGTCGGCATGTTCGGATCCCAGTACCAACTGTCCACGCCGAGCGCCGGCCCGGAGAACTGGCCCGAGCGGAAAAACTTGCTGATCTGCGCCTGGGGATTGAACAGCGCGAAGTTGGCCGAGAGTAACCGGCTCTGGCTCTTGGGATCGAGCACGGCGACGAATTCTTCAGGCACACCGACGTTGCGCATCTTCGCCACGCCGTCGGTGTAAATCTGGTCATCCGCGATCGGCGTGCCGGGACTGCCGATGCTGTAGTAGACCTGCTTGAAGACTTCGGCGCCCGCGACCACATCCCATTTGTTGGCCTGCGCGCGGCCGGCGGGCTTGGTGTAGCGGCTCTGGACTTCTTCGACCACCAGCGCATCATCCGCACTGGAC